GTCGGGCATCGGCAGCGAACGATGCCGCCTCTGCAACGGAACCGGCTTGTAGGGGATCGGCTCTGTCGGGTCCGGTTGATGCCCTGCCAGCTGGATGGGTGAAGACGGGGCGTCACTGGGCTCATGTGCAACGAACAACCCCTGCGCGGCTGGCGCTTTGACGTCGTGCAAGACGGGGGGCCGCAAGGACCGACCCGGCTTTGCGCGTCGCATCCTCTGCCGCTCCTCGCGGTCGAGCATCTCGTAGATGCGCCGGGCGGCGAGGTCGATGCTGCCGGGGCGAGGGGGCTGGATCGGCCGGAAGGGCATGGTTCGGACTCCTGTCTTAGTTAGGGGTGACTGCTACACGATGCCGCGGTTGTCGTAGCGGAGCGGCGGCATCTTTTCGTCGCGCGTCTCGCGCAGGCCCATGGCGAGGTAGCGCAGAGCATCGGCGGCGTCGCTCGACCAGTCGTGCAGCGGCCGGTCGTCGAAGCATTTGCGGCGCTCGTCCCACTCGCGCCGGTAGACGCGCAGCGCCTCCAGGCCGGGCCGGCACTTCTCGGCATCGAACCAGCAGCGCGGCAGCAGCTTGCGCACCTCGTTGATGCCGTCCATGCGCTCGTGCTGCGGCAGGACGCGCGGGCGCAGGCCGAGGTTCTGCAGCGTCTCGACCCGCGTCCGGCCGCCGCCCAGCTCCTGCACGCGCGCATCGTGCGGTAGGATGTGATCGCCATAGGCATAGGGCTTCCGCCGCAGGACCTCGGCGTAGTGATCGAGGCCGACGCCGGACGATTCGTAGTAGTCGATCAGCCGCACCTCGCGGCCGACCGGCTGGCAGAACCAGATGGCGGTGGCGTCGTTGACGCCGAGGTCCCAGGCGGTGTGCACGGGAACGCCGGGCTGCCAGGGCACGCGGGCGATGCGGCCCTCGGCCTCGGCCGCGGCGATCAACGGGCCGTAATAGGCGCCGCGGACGGCGGCATCAAAGGAGCACTCGAATTCCTGCGCGTATTCCTCCTCCGACATCTCGGCGCGGGCGGCGGCCAGCTCGGCGGCATCGATAATGCCGGTCTCGCTGGCGCGATGGAGCCGGGCCAGCCAGGCCGGATCCGCCTTGGCGCGCTCGTAGAGCTCGTAGAGCGCGTTGCGGCCCATGGGCGTGCCGATGAAGACGGCCCAGCCGCGGCGGTCGGCGAGCGCCGGACGGATCACCTCGCTCCACACCCGCGGCCGCATCTGCGCGTATTCGTCGAGCACGACGCCGTCGAGATAGAGGCCGCGCAGCGAATCCGGATCGTCGGCGCCGTAGAGCGTGATGCGGGCGCCATTGCCGAGATCGCAGCGCAGCTCCGTCTCGTGATGGGTCGCGCCCGGCAGGCCGGCGGTGTAGCGCTTGAGGTAGTCCCAGGCGACCGCCTTGGCCTGGCGGTAGAAGGGCGCGATGTAGGCGAAGCGCGGCGCCTCGAGCTTGCACCAGCCGGCCCGGCGGACGAGCTCGCCGATGGCGAAGACCGTCTTGCCGAAGCGCCGGTGCGCGACCAGGACGTTGAAGCGCCGGAGGCTGCGGTGCAGCTCCAGCTGATGGGGGCGCGGCTCGTAGCGGCACTTTCGGTTCTCGTACATGCGTCTTGGCGTCTTGGTCATTCCTCATGTCCGTCGAATGGCCCACGTCGCAGCGAGCCGGTATGTCGGCGGCTCAATCTGATGCGACTCGAAGGGCACAACGGGATTCCCGCCCAGGCCTGAATGGTCCGAGCGCTGGCGTCTACCAACCAATTGGTATGGCTGTATTTTTTCGCGTGGACCCCTGATTTACCCGTCCCCGCGACCTAATTTTCGTTTGTTGAATTCCTCTTTTTAGGTATATCGGCTCCTTGTTGTCCTCTCCAATGATCCTAATTATCCAAGTATCAACTCCTGATTTTCCGAACCGCGCCTCAGCCACAAATGTATCTGCGCTTTATCAGTTCGCGGGTTGAAGAGGCGCTGACCGATACGCCCGTCGTACTGGTCAACGGTCCACGGCGCGCTGGCAAGACCACGCTCGTCCAGCAGATCAAAGATCGCGATCGTTCCTATTTGACACTGGATGATCCGACCACGCTTGCGGCCGCCAAGGCCGATCCTGTTGGATTCATTCGAGGTCTCAATGCGGCCACGATCGATGAAATACAACGCGTTCCGGATCTCCTCCTGGCAATCAAGCAATCCGTCGACAACGATCGTCGGCCGGGCCGCTTCCTATTGACCGGCTCCGCCAACATCCTGACGATTCCGCGGGTCGCCGATAGCCTTGCCGGCCGCATGGAGATCGTTCGGATGCTGCCGTTGGCCCGAAGCGAAATCGTCGGGCGCCGGCCGACATTTCTGGACGAAGTCTTCAGCGGTCGTGTTCCAGCTCCACGAGACCTGTTGCTCGGCGACGATCTAATGCGCGCGGTGCTCGCAGGCGGCTATCCCGAGGCCTTGACGCGCCGCTCCGAGCGGCGTCGACAAGATTGGGCTGACGCTTATGTCGAGGCGGTCGTGACCAGAGATCTCAAGGACATTGCGGTCGTCGAGCGTTTGACGGATTTGCCCAAGTTCATGCGTCTGCTGGCCGAGCACTCCGGGCAGATGGCGAATTATTCGGAACTCGGCTGCGGCATCGGCGTCGATTACAAAACAAGCCAGCGATACGTCAGGCTGCTCGAGCAGCTATTCCTCATCACCACGCTCGCTCCGTGGTACACCAACGCCATCAAGAGAATCGTAAAGTCGCCGAAACTCCATGTCATGGATTCCGGCATCTTGGCCGCGGTTCGCGGCGTGACCTTCTCCCGATTGAAGACGGACCGCGGGCTACTTGGCAGCCTGCTTGAGACCTTCGTCGTGTCGGAGGTCATGAAGCTATGCACATGGTCAAACGAACGTTGCCGGCTCCATCATTTTCGTGATCACGCCCAGCACGAGGTCGATTTACTGCTGGAAGACCGTCAGGGACGCATTGTTGGAATTGAGGTCAAAGCGCGCGCCACCGTCAACCAAAGCGATTTTTCCGGCCTGCACAAAGTTGCTGAGGTCTGCAAGGACCGACTCGTCTTCGGAGTTGTCCTATACGACAGCGACAGGACAGTGCCGTTTGGCGACCGCCTCTTTGCGGCGCCCATCTCGAGCCTGTGGAGCTGAATCCCGAGGCGGGCGATTTTCGTTGCACCTTTCTGAAACAATTTCTGGACTTCTGGAATTTCACATACGAATCAGAGTGTTATTTGATTTTCACAGGGGCGATCTTTCGTTTCATGCCCGGAGTTCGCCGGCCTGCATGAGGGCAACATCATCTGCTATCGGCTGCGTCCCGGGGACATCGCCGGACTTGACCGGCGGTGAGCCCATGCTGTTTTTCAGTCGGGATCGCCCGGCGGATGAGCAGGCCGATGGCGAAGACCGTCTTGCCGAAGCGCCGGTGCGCCACCAGGACGTTGAAGCGCCCCAATTGGCTGAAGGTATATTCCCGATTGGACGCCGCTTGATTCCCCATTTGGACGATGAAGCCTCAGCGGTGAGCGGCAACCGCCACCCGGCGGGGCAGGGGGGCCCGGCGGATTCGTTGCATTTTTTGTGAAACGATTCTTGGATATCAGAAATTCTGCATAAGAATCAGAGTGTTATTGATTTCATAAGCGCGATCTTTCGTTTCATGCCGGGCGCCTCCAAATCGTTTCATGAGACATGCAACGACATCTTTCCCAGGACGCCGCAACCCATCCCGGCTACACGGTGTAGAAGCAACCGTCATTGAGGTGAGGTAACTTCGGTTCATGCTCACCCTAAGATCCGCGACTGCCGATGATGCGCTGCCACTTCTTGATTGGCAGCGGCATGTGGAGACCCGGCGCTATGCACGCGACCCAACCGTCGCTAGCGAAACAGAGCACTTGGCGTGGTTCGCCAGGAAGCTTGAGAGTCCCGATTGCTTATTCTTTGTCGCTACGGATGGCGACAATCGAGTCGCCTCACTACGCCTCGATCGCCTTGGTGAAGAATGGGAACTGTCGATCGTCGTCGCGCCTGAGCTTCGTGGGCGAGGTATTGGTAAGCAAGTTCTCCGCCTGTTGATGGCGCACGCGCCTGGACCACTTGTAGCCGAAGTTCTGCCTGGAAACGAGCCGTCGCACCGATTGTTCGACGTTTGCGGTTGGCAGCTCGGTGAAGACGGGCGCTATCGCTATTACTGCCTACCGAAAAAGACGACGTAGACCCAGGGTCGGTCAACTGTCGCAGTCACTCCATGCAAGGTTGTTCTCACCGGGAACGCACCGGCGGTCTTGCTGCCTGCGGCGTCCTGTCCGACCAGCGTCTGTTGCGCTGCGTCTGATGGATTCGTGATTGCCATACCCATTGCTGCATAGTTCGTATCTGCAAATGGCGTCGTGAAGGTGACTACGTACCTGCCCGTTGCTAGTCGTTGCACCGACGCAACGTTATGGCCGTCAATCGGCGAATTGGTGCCTGTGGCAGTTCCATCAAACGTGCACCACGCCTTCGGATGCCCCGGATGCAGGTGCTGCCGTGCCGGCGAGGTGAACGCGGCGGTCGAGGTGGCGGCCTCCATTTCGGCTTCGGAGGCGGGGGCGAAGGCGATGCTGGCGCCGTTGACCTGGACGTCGGCGGCGTTGATCTTGCCGGGGCCGGGATCGCCGCCGGTCGGGTTGCCGACCTTGAGGCCCTGGCCGAGGGTCATGCGCTCGGCGAGCGCGCCGCTGACGAGGCTGTGGAAGGCGAGCTCGGCGTCCTCGCTGCCGGCGGTCGGGTCGAGTAGGCGGGCAACAAGCTTGGCGGCCACGTCGGTGCCGCCGCCGGCATCGCGCATCAACCAGCGGAGCGCCATCAGCAGGTCGTTCGCGGCCGGCGTCGGCGAGGCCCGGTCGAGGTCGATGGCGGCCTTCTCGTCGGCGGAGGCGTCGGCCGAGCGGAAGACGTGCGCGCCGCTCCAGGTCATGGCCGCCGGCGCCAGGCCGGCCGGCGTCACCGCCTTGGTCGCGGTGCTGCCGGCTTCGGTCTCGGCCTGAGTCGCCAGGCGGACCGCGCCTGATGTGGCCGTGCCCGCGGGCGGGATCGCGCTGTCGGTCGCGCTGAGGATGCCGATGGCGATGGCGAGGGACTCGTTCTGCAGCGATCCGGAGTCCCAGGTCACCGTCACCGTCGTGTTGGTGGCAAAAGCCGCCGATGCGATGGTGCCGTAGATCGTGCCGGTCAGCGGCCCGCTCGCCTTCACGCGCCGGCCGGCATGGTAGACGGCCGTCACGTCGACGCCGTTGATGCTGAACGACGTGGGCGAGACGTAGGCGGTGGCGAAGGCGCCGTCGCCGTCGCCGTAGATGATCCACTGCGCGTCGTTGTACCACTCGCGAATGTCAGCCTGCACCTGGCGCATGCCGTCGTTCACCGCGGACGGCGCCATCCCCTCCGGGAAGAGGGCGGTGTTGTTGGCGGGTATCGTTGAATAGTCTTTGATGCCGGACATTGATGTCTCCTAAGCCGTAGTTCGGAATCTGAGACACACTTACGGCGTCATTCCCGCGAAAGCGGGAATCCAGGACGACTGCTCCGTCGCTTGCCCTGGACCCCCGCTTTCGCGGGGGCGACGGAAATGTGAATTTTGCTGATGAATTCTGCTTTGTGCGGGCGGCGGTTCGTCAAAACGCGCTCAGAAGGCCGCCGAGACCGGCACCGAGCAGCATCCCGAACGGTCCGCCGAAGGACCCCAAGGTGCCCGGAAAGGCCTTTTGGAGACCTTCGCCAATGCCGCCAAAGAGCTGGGCGCCAGTACCCATTCCGCCGAGGACGCCGGCGCCTGAGGAATAGGGCTGCGTCGTGCTCGTCGTGCCGCCGAAGTTGCCCTGGATGAGGGCCGCGTACTGGCGGAGCTTGTCGGCGGGCGTCTGCTGCTCGAAGTTCCAGCGCGCGACCTGGTCGTTGATGAGGGCCTGAGCCATGGCGTCGCGCGCGCGGCCGACGGCGTCGAGCTGGGCGATGTCGGCGTAGTCCTGCTGCGCGTAGGTCGGCGCCGCGTTGAGGGCGTTCAGCATGTGGGCGCGCTCGGCGGCGTAGTTCTGATAGCCGAGGTTGGCGGCGAGATCGCCGAGCTGCGCCGCCAGGTTCTGTTGCGCCTGCTGATGGGCGGCGAGATGCGCGCCGGAGCCGTAGCGCCCGGCCTGCGAGAAGGCGCTGTCGATGCCCGGCGCGACCGCGGTCTGGTAGTTCCGCGTGACGCCGCGCGCCGTCGCGTCGATCGCGCCCTGGAGGTAGGGATTGGCGTTGAGATAGGCGCCGCCCAAAGTGCGGTCGAGCTCGGCGCCGCCGGCAGCGGTCAGCGGCGAGCCGCTCCGGGCGCGCGCCGCCTGCGCCTGCAGCGCCATCTCGCGCTCGGGCGAGAAGCCGGCGACCGTCTGACCCGGATAGTAGAGCGGGCCCGGCTGTTGATAGAGCCGGTGCGCCTCGGGGAAGATGCCGGCGATGCCCTTCTTCGGATCGCCGATCAGATAGGGGATCTGCTGCGACCACGGCTCCGACTTCTGAACCGTCGTCTGGGTGTCGCTGGGACCGGACATGATCAAATCTCCTTTTCGCAAAAGACATGCGTGGTGGCGTAGCCGTGCCGCGCCAGGATGCGCGACCAGCCGGGGCGGGCGATGAGCTCCATGGCGGCGCAGCCCTGCGCCCTGGCCCAGGCCTCGATGACGGCGATGTAGCCCTGCCAGGCGCGGCGTCCGCGACCCGTGCAGATGCGGATGCGGCAGCACTTCTTGCGCGGATGGCAGACGATCTGCGTGACCGCCAGCGCGGCGACGGCGCCGTCCCAGGCCAGCCACAGCTGCAGGTCGCGCGCCTTGAGGGCGCCGCGGATGTCGTCCGGCGCGTCCTTGTCGCGCCCGCGGCGGCAGGCGGCGGCGATCAGCGGCTCGACCAGCGGCCAGACGGAATCGATCTCGGCCGCGGGAACGCCGACGAGTCGCGGCGTCATGCGTCAGCCGAGGATGACGTAGTCGAAGGCGCGATCGGTCTGCGCGTTGTCGGCATGGACAAGCGTGAACGCGCCCTTGTCGCGGGCCGACACGTAGATCGTGCCGTTGCCGATCTCCGCCGCCGCGTTGGCGCTGACCGGCATGAGCAGGATGACGCTGGTTGCGGTCGCCCGCGGATCGATGACGACGGTGCTCGCGGCGTCGGGCGTCAGCGTGACCGATCCGGTGCAGTTGAGCTTGCCCTGCGCCAGGCGATTGACGACCGCTGCCACCTGCCGCGGATCGCCGCCGGCGACCGGAAGAGCCGGAAAGCCCGCGCTCATCTGGCACCTGCCGCACTCGCCTCGATCTCGTCGATGCCCTGGATGTGGCGCCAGTCGGCGCCGGCGGCGACCTCGATGCGGGCGCGGAAGTAGCGACCGTTGGCGCGCACCGGACAATGTCCGAAGCCGTTGAGGGCCCGCGGCGGATCGAAGGAGACCGGATCGACCGTGCGGTTGCGCGTGCCCGTGCGGACGCTGACCGCGCCCGGCGCGGCCCCGCCGTCGACGAGAGGCCGCAGGCTGCGCAGAAGCGCGCGCCGGCCAGGGACGAGCTGCGCCTCGCCGGTGTCGACCGTCGCCTGCATGTTGGCGCCATTGAAAAAGGCGATGCGGTTCGCCGCAGTGAAGCCGGCGAGCAACAGGCGGCCCGAGCCGGTCCAGATCCGGTTGTCGAGCGAGAACGGCAGCTCGTCGAGGTTAGTCGAATAGCTGTCCAGGCCGTCGAGCGTGTAGCCGGCCTGCGAGGCCGCCTGGTGGACCATCTCCATGGTCACCTCGGCGCGGCTCCAGCGGTCGGCCGTCCAGTTGTAGATCAGCAGGCGGTTCGGCGTGCCGCCGGTGAGGTCCGAGCCGGTGCCGGGATAGGAGACGACGTAGAGCTTGTTGATCGGATCGATCGTCGCCGTGATCCGATGGAGGTAGGTCTGGTTGACGTCGTTCCAGAAGAACCGGTCGACGCGGTGGTGGCCGATGGCGCGCAGGCCCTGCGCACCCGGAAGCGCGAAGAAGCCGTCATCGGACAGAAAGAACGTGATGTCCTCGTGCCGCGCGATGGAGCCTTCGGCCGGCGTGCCGGTGCCGCGCGCGATCTCGTCGAACTGGAAGATCGCGGGCACGCCGACATAGGTCATGCGCTTGATCGAGCGCTCCTGGAAGACGAGGCCGTACTCGCCGCCGACGATACCCATGACATAGCCGCCGTCGGGCAGATCCTGGAAATCGGCCTGGGTGGCCTGCGACGACGCCCAGGTCTCCGCGTTGTTGATGCCGGACCAGTGGACGCGCTGGGCCATCCCGCTCAACCGGCCCATGACGACGAAGTCGCGCACCGTCGCGACGAAGCGCGCGACGGGCGGCGTCCCGCCTAGGGCGGCGAAGCTGGTGGAGCTGCCGATCGCGAACTTCTGCGCCGCGTCGACGCCGTTGACGGCGATCACGAAGTCGCCGAACTGGGCGAACGACCAGCCGCCGTCGGCCGGCACGGCATAGGGACCGCCGGCGGTGCGGCTGACATCCGTCCAGCTGACGCCGGCATTGTCCCATTTGTAGAGCTTGGTCGCGTCGCCGGCGAAGTTGGCGATGGTGCCGCCCTGGCCGCGCGCCAGGATGGCGCCTTGCACGCGCGCAGCCATGGCGTTGCCGGTCGCGACCAGCGTCGGCAGCGGCCGATAGCCGGCCGCGTCCGGAACAACGTTCCGCGCCTCGAGGGCGCCGGGATTCTCGAAATCCGGCAGATCGGGCTGCCAGGCCCCGATTGGGATCATGGGTTCATGCTCGTCTGGTTGAGGTGAATGAGAGGGTCAGAGACCTGTGGGGCCGCGACCGCAACCGGTCCGTCAGTCGTCTTGCCAATCGGTCGGGGCGGGCGGCAGCGGCGTCCAACTTGCGCCTGCACCGTCGGTCGCCGTCCATTCGGTCGCAGCTGGAGGCGCGCCCGTCCACGTCCCCGCCGATGCGCCCGCCGGTATCCAGTTCCCGGGCGCGGCCGGACTCGGGCGCCATCCGCTCAGTCGGTTCCAGAACAACAGCAACATGTCAGGTTCCGACGCCGAGCAGCATCAATCCGCGAGATGATGCGGCCGGCGCATCGTCCATCGCCTCTATAGCCCAAGCCACGAAGTAGCCGGCGCTCGCCGGCACAGCGTTGATGTCGGCCGCCGCTACGGTCCAGCCGTTGGCGGTGAACGCCGGCGCCCCGGCGATGTCGTAGACGGTCGATTGGCTGTCCTCGGCCGTGCGCAGCGTCGCGTTCCGGCTCCACGACGCCGAGTCCGATCCCGACGTGGTGCCGTCGAAGCCGGTGACCAGCGTGGCGAAGGCCTGGCTGCCGTCGAAGATGGCTGACGCCATGCTTTCGCAGTCCGGGCCGTCGACCACCGCGGTATCGAGCGAGGCCATGTTGGTGGCGAAGAAGCCGGCCAGCTGCGGCGTGAAGCCCGGCCCGGTCACGCTCCAGTCCGATCCCGTGCTCGCCGGCCCCTGTACCGCCGCCGTCCACGCCTTCCGGTCGCCAAGACCGAGCGCGAGATAGAAGTGCCAGTCGTTGCCGCCGCTGCCGCCGCGCGCCGTCGCCGTGAAGCCGCTGGCATCGAAGTCGCTGATCTCCATCGTGTAGGCGATGCCGGTCGTGGTCTGGTTGTTCTTGACCCCGGCCCGGTTGGAGACGACCACGCTCTGCAGCTGTTCGGTCGAGACCGCGTTGCGGCAGCCCCAATCGCAGCCGGCCTGCGGGACGCCGGTATCGTCGATGGCGATGCCGCGCAGCAGCCGGTGCGCTGCCCCGTCGGTCGGCGGGTTGGTCGCCAGCCCGATGCCGCCGAAGCGGACGAACTTCGGCCGGAAGCCCGGCGCCGTGATGTCGACGGCGGTGTCCTGCGTCGAGAGCTGGAACTGATTGCAATGAGACTGTAGGTCGGCGCCGCCAAAGAACGTAACCTGGATCAGGTACGCCTGGCTCGGTGCCGACACCCAGTTGACGCGCCAGCCGTTGGCAATCGGGCCGGGGTTGCCGGAGGAGCCGTTGCCGTCGCCGGTCGCCCGCCGCACGGTGCGGGCGCCCGCCGCCATCTCGACGATCAGGATGCAGCTGTCCGTGCGCTGCGCGCGGCCGCAGTCGGTGCTGGTGCTGGTGATCCCGTCTTCGTAGGTCGCGGCGTAGGCCCATTCGTTGAGGCCGCCGGCCCCGTCGCCGCCGATGGCGCCGTCGCCGTAGGCGGCGTCGGCGCGGTAGGTGGCGTTCGCCGTGGCCCCGATGATCTCGAAGACAGCGGCCTTCGGCGTCCAGCCGAGATCGGCGATCGTGATCTCCTGCAGGCCGTTCGAGGTGGCCGCCGCGACGCGGGTGATCGCGGTTTTGGTGTCGGACATTTCTTTCTGTTGATTTCTAGTCGCCAGCCATAGATACGGAAGGCCGTCGGCCGACGAGTGACGACTTTGTCAGTTCGCCGGCACTTCGAATCGCCAGTCGCGCCACCACGACTTCTGCGTCTTCGGCGGGAACTGGCTTGGATGGTCGTAGGGGCCGCCCCACATATCGACCAGGAACGGTCCGTCAATCTTCACGTCCGGCGAATTCCGGAACGAGACGCCGGTGCGCCGCGTTTCGTCCACCTTCACGCGGCCGTCGTAGAGCTCGAGGCTGTACCAGCCGTCCGTCTTTCCCGGCGTGTTGAGCTGCACAGTCAGCACCATCTTGATCCAGCGGCCGAGCGGTAGCTCGTTCTTGAGCTTCGGCCCGAAAATCTTGCCCTGGCTGAATCCGGGCGAAGTTAGGTTGAGCGTGATGGCGCTGAACCCGGCCGTCGCCGTCGCGGTCGGGCGGACCACGAGGACGTTGAGGTGCGACCGCTCGCCGGTCGGGAATGACGACCCCGCCACCTCCCCGATCCACACGCCCAGCGGGAACTTGCCCGAGGCTTTGCCGAACTCGGACCCCTCCTCGAACCAGGCCTCGACCGAGACCCGGATGCGCTCCACACCGAAGCGGTCCTTATCCCCGCCCGGATACCAGCGGTATTGCACCAGGTCGTTCGGTTCGCCGGCGCGGGCGAGAATTTCGACCGCGGGCGTACCGTCCGGCGCGGTCCCCAGCTTCGCCCGCGCGACGGTGCCCGGACTCGGCTTGTTAGCGTTGGCGACGAACGTCGCCGGGGCCATTTCCCAGCGCAGTACCCAGTTGTCGTCCGGCGGCGACGGGTGCCGGTCCGCATCCTGCAAGGACGCGACGGGCAACCCGAAGTTGAGGATGAACGAGGGCGGCTCGCCTTCGATCGTCACCCAGCCCGGCTCGCCCGGCGGCAGGGTCTCGACGGTGCCGATCGAGAGTCGTGGCGCGGGGCCGGCAGGTCCTTGCGGCCCCGGTGGGCCGGCCGGGCCGGCCGGCAGAGCGGTGGCGTCGATCGTTCCGGTGAATCGGATTGGATCGGCGAGCGCCGTGCCGGCACCGAGGAGACAGGCGCCGACAGCTGCGCAAGCGGCGAACGCCACGGGACGCCATTGATGCCGGAGACCCAACGAGGCTGTTGCGGCGAGAGGGTCGATCTTCGCGGTCGTGTCCATGGTCTCTCCTTGCTTACGGACAAGTTGCGGCGGCGATCAAGCGCTTTTGTAGCCGTTGGCGCTAAAGTAGACAGTCGATGAAGCGACCAGGCTCGCCATGTTCAGGGCGGTATTGGCGCTGAGGCGAAGCGGCGGATCGAAGGCGATGTTGCTCCCGCCATTGGCCGGCGCGATCGTGCGCCAGATCACGGTGCTGCCGTCCTTGATCTCGATGATCGGGTCGTTGGCCGAACTGTTGGCGATCGAGATCGAGGTGACGTGAATGCGCACGCCCGTTCCCTGCGCTGCGATGACGGAGGTGTCGGTTGTGCCTGTGGTTGAAGCGAGGCCCGACACCTGCTGCTCGGGAACGCAGTGGGAGCGGACGACAAGCTTGCCGGCGGCATCGGCTTGCAGGCGCGTGACGCTCCCCGAGCTGACGGCTGCCTGATCGCTCGTCCGGGCCTCGGCACCGATGACGACCGGACGCGGCCCGACGGCGGCGCCGTGGTCGTCGGGCCCTTGGGCGAGCACCCGCTGGCGCCCGCTGCCGTCGACCGCGATGGCGCCGTAGTCGCCGTCGGCGCTGGTCATCACGGCGCCGCTGTCGTTCCGCACGCCGAGGACGAACACCCCGGTGTCGCCGGAGGCGTGCGCTGCATCCTCGGCCTTGCCGAGATGTGCCGCCGCCGTCCCCGGCACGATGCTTGTCGAGACGGCGGACACGGCGACTGTGCCGGTCACCGGCACCGGCGACTGGTTGGAGGCAATGGCGACAGGTACGCTGTTCGCCATCGTCTGCTGGCCGGCATCGAGCAGGGTGTCGAGCTCGTCCTCGGCGCCGAGAGCGATCTTGATCTTCTGGTAGTGCGCGCCGGCGATTTCGTCGGTGGCGACGGCGGGGTCGCCGCCGCTGCCGGCCGCTGTCTGGATGTTGTCGGACATTATGGGTTGCTCCCCGCGTGGCGGACGACAGGCGTCGAACCGGACCATGTGCCGGCGTCGTCGGCGTCCTGCAGGCGTCGGATGGCGGCTTGGTAGCGGCCTTCCCACTGGGCCAGGTGTTGATCGTCCCCGAGATAGGCCGCGGCCTCGACCAGCGATCCGAAGAGGTAGACATCCGGCGCATTGGCCAGCAGCCAGTTCGTGCTGACGGTCGGCGACAGCGCGTCGAACTTCTTCCAGTAGGCCATCTCCGCCGTGTACGCGCCATCGGGCGCCGGCGCGAACTGGATCTCGTCGTTGACGATGGCGTAGAGCCGCGGCCGCCCGCTGCGCGATCCGGCGGCAACGCGGTCGATCAGTTCCGGCGCCACCAGGTCGAGGGCGGTCACCGGATCGGTATTGAGCTGAAGGTTCCGCATGGCAAGGAAGCCGGCCGGAAGCGCGATATAGGGGCCGTCGGCCGTCGCGGTCGCCCGCTCCTCCATGGCGCGAATCCGCAGCTCGCGGTTGATCCGCAGCTCACAGAGCGCGATCCAGTCCGGGACGATCGGCGCGATGATCGCGTCGCCGGGGCGGCCAAGCCAGTTGCCGATCGCGTTCTGCAGCTCGGCATAGGTCGATATCGCCATCTATGCCGCCCCCCTGCCAAAGAGGGCGAGGCTGCCGCCCATCCCGCGGGCATGCGGAAGGGGAGGCATCACGATACGTGCTGCCATGGGCATCTCCTGTTGAGGTCAGCGAAAGGTCGTGGGGACTGTGTGCCCCCAGCGGATGAGTTCAGAGCGTGCCCGGCGCCGTGCGCAGGTATCGCCACTCCGGGTCGTTGAGCAGCCGCTTCACGGCCGGCCAGTGGTCGCGGTTGAACACGTCGATGCCGTACTCGCTGCGCCACTTGAGAATGATGATGTCCGGAATGGTGGCGGCGCGCCGCAGATCGCGCGACGCCGACCAGCCCTGGTCATCGTCATTCTGCAGCCTCCTGTTGCGCTCGAGGATCGGCACAACGTCCTGCCTCGTCTCGATAATCGTGCGATCGGTGAGCGGATCGTAGTGATGATACTCAACGATCCCCGTCAGGGGATCGACATCGAGCAGGCGGCGGCTCATGGCACCTCGGTGGAAAAAGACGAGCGCGCGGCCGCCGGAGGTGGCCACGATCGTCAGGCGATGTCAGCTTTTCGGGAACAGGATGCCGCCGGACACACCACGGCATCACATAATAAATAGATTATAAGATCATGATCTTATTTCTGTCAAGAGATTTTTTCGATTTTTCCCGATCCCGGACACTTTTCCGACTCGGCGGCACCTGTTCCAGAGGCTGAGACAGTTCGGGCGCGACTTCGCGTTGCCACTCCGCCTCGTATCAGTTGTCCCGGCCTCGTTTGCGCATCCTTCTCCGAACCGCACGGCCGAGTCTCTCGGCGCCGGAATCGAACCGTCCTTCGTCGCCGAGCTGCAAACGTGCGCGCCTCAGGATCTCATTCTCGCGTCTTTGCGCAATGCGAGCACCCTCACTCATCAGGTACTCATCTGCAAACCATTGATCAGCCGGCTGGTCCGCTTGTTCTCTCTTCACTTCGACGTCCTCTCGTCTTTTCCACCACTTCTTGCGACCGTAGTCGTAGATTCGGGAGCTTCGCATCAGCGGACTGGGCGGAAGCTTGTATTTCTTGCCTGGCGTCGTCTCGTAGCCGAGAAGTTCATCGCTGCGGCGCGCCACATTCTCCAGCAGGATACCAGGGTTTCGATTGATCTGAACGCGCTCCTGCCGCCGCCGATAGGGCGCGAGTGCTCGTATGATTTCCAAGCTTGCATCAGCGTGGCGTGCAGCATCCGCGAACTCGTTATAGGACATCCGAAGCGGCGCCAGGTTCGGCTGCTTCGCACGCGGCACCCCGCTTGCACCAAGGAGCGCATAGGCGATGAGGTCTTCGGGTTCGCCACCGTGCCCGAATGTCGATGCGGCTCCCAGGCTGCCCATCGCCGCTGCTCGGGCGCCCCAACTCAAGGGTTCAAGTGCCTTGGCGCCCAGGCCTAGGAGTCCGGCTTTTGCCGCCGCCCCCGCCGCAGCCTCCAACCCTTGATCCGACTCCCGAATGGCATCGACTGATGCCATTCCCATGATGGGTCCAAGCCAACGTGTTGCCGTCAGATACTGGGCCACCTCCGCCGGTGCCTGGCCAATCCCAGCGTAGATCTTGCTTGGGACCGATCGGGGCAGTTCTTCCGGCTTGGGAGCGACACGCGCGGCCGCATGATGCAGCCAGTTCTCGGCATCCTTCCACATCGTGCCTTCGCTCATATGGCCGACACCGGTGAAATCTGTCATGAAGTCGTTGGCGCGATTGATGAGACCGACCGCGTTGCCGAGTGTGTCGTAGAACCCTGACGCACCAATTCGATAACCAGTCCACAGGTCCTTGCCGGCCTGCGCAAATGCATCGACGGTACGTGTGCCGAGATCAGAGAGCTCATCCTCGAGCGAAATGCCGTGTTCCGGTCGCGCCCCCCGACTCAGTCGGCCGCGCGGATTGCGTATGATTTGATCCGCTCCTTTTCGGCCGTGGCCGCTTCTTGTCGGATCAGTGACGGTTCCGGCGAGAGCATCAAGCAGACCGACCTGCCCGGCTCGGACACGAAGCGGCAGGCTTCTGGTGTGACTTCGTACAGTTGCTGGGTCAGCCGCTTGGTACGCGTCCGCGATCGCCAGGAGCTGCGGCTCGCTAAGCGCGTCGAGGAGGCCGGGGACGAAGTGCGGCGCAACGTAGCGCCGTTGCGGCGCAAGGCCGCTGTTTCTCATATAGAACATGTTTGGATCCTTGGTGGGGCTAGGCTGGAAACGAGACGGGCGGCCCGAGGGCCGCCCGCAGATGTGAGGACGATTCGTCAGTTGCTCAGGATGTCGTTACCTCGAGCGCAACATCGAAATGCCATGGCCCAGAGACAATAGTGTGTGGCCAAGCGAGGTTGCGATTCCTGCCCTTTCAGCGCCATTCTTGGGCTGTAGAGCAGGGGACGGCGCGGAAACCGGAGTTCATATGAGGGGCATTCGAAACAACATTGTTGGTTTCCTGTGGTTACTGGGCGCGGCCGGCCTGGCCAATGGTGCTCTGAGCCAATCGACCATCGACGGGGATTCGCTTGAGTTGTCGCCGGTCCGAGACCTGATCGCGGACTTTGTCCGGACCTACCCTGATGCCACCCTCGAGGACGCCGCCGCTTTCGCCAACGCCCGCGCCGCCGAGTATGGCGTCAACTATGAATTCTTCATGCTTGAAGAACCGCCGGCACGGACGGTGGTGTTGCGTTCGGGCACACGGCGCCTTCTGGCGGTGACGCCCGCGGACGTCGATCTGGGCGCCTGCGGCGAGTTCTGGGCGACGCTCCCGGCCGTCCGCTCCGGCGATGATAGGATCGAAATCATGCATCAAGGGGAACGGATATCGGTAGCGCGACCCGCCGACCTCCTCATCGAGTCGATGACGATTTTTTCGGCCGATGGCCAGACGGTGGTCGAGCGAATCGACCTGCCCTGGTGGAGCTGGCCGCTTCGCGTACTGCCCGACGGCCACGGCATCATCCTCGCCTTCCCCCTGGGCGAGGAGGCCGGCGCTTGGTGGCAGCGCGTCAGGGCAGCTCACACACAGATCTGGGAGCCCTACCCGCACCTGCGCGCGCAAATCAGCGCAGACGGCGTGCGTTTCCTGGGCGATCCCTCCGCCTACGTCAACGAGTCGATCGAAAGAATCGACGACTTTCGCGGCCGGTTGGAGGATTCCTACTTGCATCGTGATCGGTTTCTGAATTCCGGTTTCGTCGTCGAGTATCACACACCCTGCACCTAAGGTCGCCCTGCGTCGGTTGCCTACCGTCGCTGACGCGCTCCGAGACGTTCCCAATCGTCGATTTGCTTGCGCCAGGCATCGACCCATGGCGTTGGATCAACACGACGGCCGCTTGAATCGAAGAATTCGAAGTGCACATGATCCGTCATTCGACCACCGCCCCTCACCGGATAGGCGGCCTGAAGGCTTTGCGACAGACCGAGCACTGTGTTCGGTGTGACAGACTGCCCAACCTCCAGGCCTTCTGTCGGCTCGACATAGAGCATCTTGATCTTGTGTCCGTCCGGTCCCGTGACGTGAATGCTGCGTAGTCCATGCAGTCCGTCTTTGTATGCCCACCCAACGTTCGTGATGGTGCCTTCAATCGGGGAATACACCGGCGTGCCGGGCGAGATGGCAATGTCAATTCCACGATGCGGATAGCTTTTCCCGGCTTGCGTTCGATTGGCCAGGAATGCCCCACCCTCGCGGGCATAGCCATCCGGCCGTCGGATATGGGCCGAAGAGAGAGGTGCGTGTGTCATTGGCCAACCGGCCATCGGATCGTTCGAGTTCGCCGTGGCTGCGTCAGCCGCCTGAGCCTCTGCTGGCCGCGACCGAGCCCCTACCTCATGCTGCAGCATTCGGTGAATTTTCTGCGCTGCTTCATCGATGTCCCTGGGCGCACCTGGGTAGAACTGTTTGTACATGTTCACTGTTCTTTGCTGAATTGGGATCGGGGGTGGGTCGCGCGACCCACCCCCCGACAGGTTGGAGCTTACGGCGTCGTCAGGTCGGCGACCACGCCGGAGGAGGCCTCCTGCTTGGCCACCAGCGCGTACTCGACCAGCAGCTGACGCTTCTCGCTGTCGCCGGTTTTCGCCAGCTCGACCTGCTGGAAGGGACGCAGGTAGGCGACGCCCCAGTACTCCATGTCCAGCACCAGCGCCGAACGGTCGCGGCTGAAGCGCGACGGATAGATCCGGTGCTCTCCGAAGTCGCTGACATAGACGTCAGCGCCGGCGATGATCGTGGCCTGCTTCGTGCCGGAGTTCTCGCGATACTGCGTCGCGATTCCGGTGAAGGCCGAGCCCACCGCCTTGTTCTTCGGGCCGACGATGATGGTCGAGGGATCGCCGCCGTTTGCCCAACAGGACTGGATCACGTTCTTCAGCAACGCTTCCGTGTAGGCCCGCTGGGTGCCGTCGGTCGCCGCACTGACGGTGCCGCCGGAGAATCCGCCGGAGGCCCCGCCGGCGCCGCGGTCGACGTTGCTGGTGAGCCACGCCTCGACCGAGCCGGTGGTGCGGGCGACGGACGAGCTGCCGGCGGCTGAGCCCTGGTTGCCGGTCAGGATGAGCTCCATGTCGCGCTTCAGCTCCTTGGACTTCTTCGCGATCTGGTAGCTCAGCTCCGACTTGCGGCCGGCCTTGTCGACCGCCTCCTGGGTGCCGCTCACCACCACGGTCTTGTCGGAGATCTGCGTGTAGTTGCCCACGCGCTGGGTCGGCCCGGTGGCGTCGAGCGTCGCGTCGTCGCCCTCGACGACGGCGTTCTGCGCCGCTGCCGCGAGCGAGTCGGTCTGCCACTCATGGAACGTGTTCCTGGCCTTGAGCCGCTGGGCCATGGACAGGAACGGCGTCTGCGTCGGCGAGATGTTGTAGATGACCTCGCTGAGGTCTTCCTTGTTGCCGACGGCGTCGTAGGAATCGAAGGTATTGGCCGGTTGTGCCATTGAGTCTCTCCTTGAATGTTTGGGATGCACGAGGACGCGCTTGTCCTCGCGCTCGATTGTGATCGCATGCGTTCGCGCATCGCACCGCTGCTTCGCGGTGCGACACGCATCGAAGGCCTTGCCGAATCCGTGGAACGGGGCCTGACGCCCATCGCTGCCGGAAGGCCTCAGCTCGTCGTCAGACGGTTGCTGAGTAACGCCGGCGTGGCTTTGGGGCGAGAAATGGAGTGGGCTGTGCGCCCTAAGATGTCTGTCTACAGCATCTCTTCGATCAACCGGGCGGCGTCTTCCGTCCGGCCGCTGCGCTCCAGCCGGGTCATCAGCCTGGCGCGCCGCTCGGCGGCACCAGCGCGCGGGCCGCGGGCGGTGCCGGGCTTCTGCACGCGGGGCAATGCCGCCAGGGTCTCCCTGACCTTGTCCCGGTTCGCCATCAGGCGGTCGTAGAGCATCGCCTTGCGGGCCAGGATGAAGTCGCGGTGATCGATCAGGCGGGACAACTCCTCCTGCCGGTAGCCGGATTCCAGAAGATAGCGGGTAAGAGCGGCCGATTCCTGCCGCCCCTTCACCGGGTCCGCCATCTCCGGAAGCTTAGCAATGAGCGCGTGCTTCTGCTGGGCGACATGGTCCTGATGCGCCTGCACGACCTGAAGCTGGCGCTGCTGCTCCTGCTGCCGGAGCTGCAGCTGTTCGGCCTCGGCCTGTTGCAGCTGGGTCGAGAGCACGTCATAGACCGGCTTGGCCTGGGCGAAGAGCGTGGGGTTCTCGCTCGACAGGCGGTTCCAATCGATGCCGTCGAACTGCGCGAGCTGTTGCTGCAGCGCGGGGATCTGGCGGCCGAGCCGGTCGGCGTGGTGCCGGCGCTCGACCACTACCGCCGCCCGCTCGCTCTCGAGCTCCGCCTGCGCACGCGCGAGGTCGCGACGCGCGTCTGCCAGCCGCATCGTCTTCTTGGTGTAGTCGGCCCCGCGCTGGTAGCCCTTGATCAGCTCGTTGAGGGTGACCTCGGTCTCCTCGCCACCCACTTTGACCCGGTAGCGCGGCTCGTCGGACCCGTCGCGCTCCTCTTCGCCGTCACCATCGTCATCATCGACGGCGCCCGTGCCCTCGTCCTCGCTATCGATGTCGTCGCCGTCGTCTTCCAGGTCGGGCACGTCGCTCTCGGATGCCGCCTCCTCGCTGGTCGGCTCTGTTTCAATCGGGTCGGCTTCCTCGTCCCGGCGGATGATCTTCTCGATCGCGCGCGCAGCGCTGTTGAGGTCGTGAATCGGGGAAGCAGTTGCCGTCTCCGGCGTCGCTGCGTCGGTCATGTCGACTCCTTCTGGTTGAAGTGGAAGTAGGGGGTGACTTTCGTATTGCAGATTGGTTGCGTATATATACTTATATGCTACTAATACGTGTGCAAGTTTAGGTTGCACGCCGCCGAAGCCAATCGCCACTTCGTCAGGGTCACGCGATGCCGGACCACCGCTCCGAACCGCCAGTAGCCGATATCCGCCTCCTCTTTCCGCGGTGGATTCGCCGTCTGCTGCTCTGTCTCGGGATCTTCGTTCTCTACTCTCAACTTGTCAGCGCCGGGCTAACGGCCGTGTATCGGTATTCCCCATGGGAGCCATCGTTTGTCGATGGTCATGACCCCGAGATATTCGAGCCGGGCACCTACACGCTCCTGCAACCGCCCGAGGGCATCGGAAGCGCCGCCGACCTGCGGGCGGTCGGGTGGAGAATCGAACTGTCACCGATCCGCTATGCGGCTTGGGCTGTGCTCGCCCCCGTCCTCGGCTCCGCCGCGCTGTTCTTCGCGTGGGCCGCACGGGCGGGCTGGCTATCGCGATGCATGCTCTTTCTCGGCAGCTGTGTCGGCATAACGGCGGCGATCTACATCAAGATCTACGAGTTCGAGGAAGGAGCGATCGGCTGGGCCTTCTCGGCCGGCACGATGACGGACATGTTGCCTCCGAATCCGCCTCACCCGATCTACGGATACGCCGAACTCGTCGGCAGCTTGTTCCTTCCCATCGCCCTCTATCTGGCGATCGCGCTCTTTCTCCTCGGCTCTGCAGGTTGGATGGTTGTCCGCTGGTCTTCAGGAGCAATTCGCCGCCGCCACAGCCCGTAGTGGGCGGCCTCACGTCATCAGCGCAGCCTGTCGATGTAGGCGTTGTACGCACCGATCGCTCGGAGCAGCCGTGGGTCGTTCGGACCGACCGCATGGGCCGGCAGTCCATAGGGATATTGATAGCCGTCCGGAAGGTATCCCGCAGTCCAGTCCGGCCCATCCGGCCGATCGGGATTTGTGTACCAGTTGGTTCGCTCATCTCGCAGCTCCGGTGGTTGCGCAGCATGAGGGCGACCATAGGGGCGTTTCCAGTTGTCATCCTTCGGATTCTTGACCCATCGGTCTTCCGACAGCCAGGTAGGGCCGTAGGGGGCGAGCGTCGATGCCGGCTCGTATGTCGGCTTCCAGGCGCCGCTGCCATCGGCTGCGCTCCCGCTCATCGCTTTGCGCGCCGCGCTGACGACGTCCCGCCAGTCGCGCGCAAACCGGCCGATGGCAATGCCGACCTCGTTGTTGCGCCGGTCCATCGCTTCTTCGTCTTCCGGCTGGTCCTTCAACTGCCCTTCTTGTTCGTGAAGATCCAATATCTGCCGGGCGCGAGCTTCCCCGAACCGACGCGTCAGCTCTGCCGCCCAAAGAACGTGACGGTAGGCATCCGCCGGGCCACGCTCGCGGCCGGGCATCTGCGAACCCACCATCTCCGATTGGGCAGCACCGCCGCCGACAAAGTGCTTGTACTCGTCGCGGCCCACACCGCGCAGCAGGTCGCCAATCCGCTCGAACGGCCCGTATTCGGCCGGTGGCCCCAGATGCGTTTCAGGCTCGCGCCGCGATGGCCGATGTCCTTGGGGCCGGCTGCCGGGATGTCCGGCGCGTTGGTTGGTACTTCCCGGTGCACGTGGGGCTTTGCGCTCCGCGCCGAAGCCATTCTCAACGGGTTCCCGCGATGCCGTGTTGGGACGCTGGCGCGGACCATCCGCGGCGTGCTTGGGCCTGCCGGGACCGCGCCTTTTCTCGCGCTCCTCGCGATCGAGCATCTCGTAGATTCGCCGGGCAGCCTGCTCCACGCTGCCCGACCGCCCGCCTCGGGCCCCCATGAACTGCATCTTCGTTTCCTTTCTTCAGGCTCAAGCTGAATGGGACGGCGATTATCGTCCCTCGCGCACGGCCGAGACGTCGTCGGCGGTCGCAATCCGGGAGTCGCCAAGCGTTGCGCCCACTATGATGGACCACTACTGCAGAGTTGATCGTCGACCAGAGGTCCACTGTGCAGCAGCCGCACGTCCTATCCGGATAAGCGCACAATGGCGAGGAGCGTCTGGCCCTCAATCATTTTCGCGCGCACTGACGCGAGTAGCGGTACCCCAACTCCGTCGCACTGCCTCGGCATCGATTACAGAAGGCTGGACCGAGGGGTACTGGATATTGTGGCCTGTTTCCAGTTCCCCGGGAGGCGGCGGCGTATCGCCGAAATCAGCGCCGTACCGCTCATCGATGCGCCGGCGCAGACCTCGGTACCACTCGCTTTGTGGCGGCTGCCAGTCGTCGCAAGCACGGTACGAACCGCAGAGCATTCGTCGCGGGTGTGCCCGGCACCACTCCAAGGCATGATGGCCAAGCCAGATGTCGCCTCCCTTCGCGTCCTCCATCAGCTGGACTTCCCAGTCCATGAGCTTGTTGCCGAGCGGATGGCCACACTTGCATCGGTTCGTCGTCAGCTCCCCAATGATCCTCCAAACACGGCGGACGATGGAGAGGAAGGTCTTGTGCTCCGGGTTCCATGGTTCGTAGGAGCCGAAGATCTCGCCATAGTTGATCGTCGGCGGATCGTAGGAGATGCGGGGAGAGCCGTAGAACGACCAATCCCACACCGACCTCTGGTAGTGGAGATGTCCGTGCCGAGGGATGTTCTTGAACTCGATCCAGCCGCCGTCCTGTGGATCGAAGCCCGGCACCGGTCGCCAGTCCGAGGAATCCGGGACAACAATGTATGTGGTCTCTCCCGGAACGTCGGTGAGGGAGTCGAACGCACTAAGGGAACATGGCGGAATGCGACTGCCCGAGTAGATCAGATACTTGATAGTTGGGAATCTCTCACGCAATGCTTCCGAAAACATCGCCTCGTCCTTCGCCGAGAAAAGGACGAAGCGACGCTTGTGCCGTTGCGGGCGATGATCGATCCAGTTAGCCGGATTTTTCATTTTCTCGATCGTTCGAATGCCACCAATGGTCTGCCATCGTTAGTCCAGACTTTGGCGGATTAGGTATATATTCAACGGGAATCTCCCCTCCGACTTTCATACAACTCTGAAGCCCAGGTACGCCGCGCTCGGCTCTCGGAGTTCCGCAGGGCGTGGGGGCGGTTCGCCAATGCCAAGCCCGTATTTTAGTTCCACTTGCCGGCGCAGCGATTGATACCATTCGCTGTTGGGCGGCTCCCAATCGTCGCAGGGACGATAGCAACCGTCGAGCATCCGCCGGGGGTTACGCCGGCACCATTCAAGCGCGTGGTGTCCAAGCCAGAGATTGTGCCGCTTGGCGTCGCGTGTCCGCAGCGCATCGGTCCCGTGCTCGATCTCGTTGCTGCGGGGCGTTCCGATCTTGAAGCGATTCGTTCCGAGGCGCGACACAATGCGGAAGATCTGCCGCATGTACAAAATGAACTGTTCCGAGGACGAGTCATCTGGGTCGTACCTACGCCCGATATCTCCCTCGAGGAGCGTTGGTAGCTCAAAGCCCAGCTGATGGGGCCGTGGCTGCCACCCACTCATGCCCCAATCCCATCGGGATCTAAAGAATACGGTACTCTGAGCTGGCAGATTACAAATCTCCATCCACGTCAAGCGCGCCGCGCCCGGCTCGAAACGTGGCCGCCACGGCATCGTGGCCGGATTCACAATGACGACCGAATCACTTGTTATGCCCGGCCACTCCGTGTGTACGTCGTCCGGCCCCACCATCCGTTGCCCATCGAGAAAGACGACCGACGGGAAGATGCCCCTGATTGCAAGGGCGAACATCAGCTCGTCAACGCCGGTAAAAACGAAGCGACGGACCAGCTGACGGACGCGTCCGGCGTGCTTCAGTTGATATGACCAGGATGGCAAATCCGAGATGCCTCCCTAACGCAACCGAGACCGCGCTTGGCAGGTGCCGATGACTGCACGACCTGCCTGATGCGCCTTATAATTGTATTTCTTTCATCCAGTACCAATCAAGACCCTTGGCCGGGCGATCACATCGTCGTAAGGCTCCATTCACTATGAGGCACTGGGCGTGTCGGCGATGGACTCTCTACCACTCCGAGATACTGGATCGAAGCCGGACCGCAAGCCGATCGGTCTGTGTGAGGAAACCAATATTCGTCAGGCAGTTCCTCTGCCACATTATTCATCTGACTCCTCATCAATGGGTCTGTGTTTACGCCTGTCAGGACGTTTCGGGACTCCGACAACACTGTCGCCACTTCGCAGGTGCTTGTAGAAGAGCTTAAGCCAATCCCTGCCAGTGATCTTACCCTTGGAGTCGGTGTTGACAGTCTCAAAGATCGTTCGTCTTCCGCCACGATTTGATGCGACCAGATCGCCGTAGAACGACCCTGTATTCCCCGAACCACCCCACGTACCCTTCCCAAACCCAGGGAATTGCTTTTCCTTGAGTTTGCCGCCGGATTCAACCGTGAAGCCGAGATCTTCCAGCTGCTCGTGCATAGCCCTTAGCTGCTCCCGCGTCTCCGGTTTACCTCGGCGTCCCCAGGGATTGCGAATCGATCCAACAAGCACTCCTGGACCGCTGGCGCTGAGTCCTTCCCAGAAGATGTCCCAGGGATCACGCGGCGGTGCGTCGCTGGCGCTGGCCTGACGAATCAGTTCGTCGAGAGCCCGGTAGCGGGCTGAGACGGGACCTTCGAGCGTGAACTCGTTCCGCCTGTAGACGACCCCATCCGGTCCGACGAAGTAGAATGTATCTGCGATGTCCGGGAGTTCGCCGAATTCCTCGAACGCGGCCTGCAGGCTGTCGGGTGCCGGCTCGGCGAGGCGCCAAGCGGTCGGGTTGACACGCTGGGCCCGAAGGAATTCTCGCGCGAGAACGTCATATTCCGACGGCGGTGAGTTCGCAGCATGGACATCTGAGATCTTTTCCAGCGTCGCCGGATCGTAGTTGACCGCTGTCTGATCCTGCTCATCAAGGACATCGGCAGCCGTGCCTCCAGCCAAGACTGTGATGCCTTCAGCGCCATGGATTGCTGCAAGGTCCGCTAGTGGCTCTTCGACGCTCTGCGTCGAGAATCCGCCTACGGCGGTCTCGAAACCGCGACGAAGCCGGGCGGCAAGAGGTTCTTCGATGGCTCCGGTCCGCTGATAGAGGTTGCGATCGGATCCCACGAAGTAGCGCGCACCGTCGAACTTGCCGGATTGGCGAAACCGGGTCTGCTCGGCTTCGTCAGCTGGAGCCGCGTCGAGATGTGCATCAAGAGGAACTCTTTGGCTGAAGGCCAGCCGCTCGGCTGGGGTGCGCGGTCCATGCTTGAGGAACTCGAGGCCGCCCCGATCCAGACCATCGCGGAACATCGTGACGACGGCATCCGGCAGCACATTGCTATCATCACGTGCTCGTCGCCTTTGAGCCGTTGTGCTCGGCGAGCGTGCTGTTCGCACGGAATTCGAACTCTCCGGCCCACGTGGCGCACCCCAAAGAGCCGGTGAGAGCAGACCAAACTGCGGCGGTCTCGGGCCCGACCATCCAACAGGACGCAGGCGAGCTATCGGAACCGGGCGAGCGAATGTGTAGTCCGGCCGCACGCCCTGCGGCCGGTCGACGAGCCAGTTGGGCATCGATGTCTCCTATTGAGTACGCGCGAACACGGGCACCTCACTCGTTTATCAGGTGAGCTGAGTCGGTCCGTCGATGTGATGAACTGCGGTTTCTCGGCGTAGCCAGATGTTGCTACTGTCGCTGCCGCTCGCGCGCGGCAAGCTGGGCGTCTGCCAGCTTGCCCGTCTCCAGCACGGCGGTCAGATGCGCGCGCAGGCGCCCGAGCAGCTTCAGCATCGACCACAGCCGCTCGCGCTCGGCCGTGGCGTCGTCGGCCGTCGCGGCCCAGGCCTCGCGGAGCGCTGCGTCCACGGTCGCAAACGCCTCCTGCAACAGCGAGTCGTCGAGCAGGCGCCGCGCCTGCTCGCCGCGCCGCGACTCCTCTTCCAAGGTCATGCCAGCCCCGCCTGCCGCGCCTTGAGGGCGAGCGCGTCACGCTTGTGGGCGACGTCGGCGGCGAGCTTGGCCTGGTCGAAGGCTAGGCCGGCGGCCGCGCGCTGGCGGTCGAAGGCGAGGCGCGCGGCGCTCAGCTGTGCCTGCTGCTGAATGGCGACGAGCGTGGGATCCGGCGGCGGCGGTGCCGGTGGGGCGACCGGGTGCTGGGCGGGGTCCGTGAAGTAGGAGTCGGCCGACTTGAGGCCGGCGTTCTCCACCATCCGGGCCAACGTGTTGTAGACGTTCTCGAGCCGGACGAGCGGGCCGTCGACGCCGCCCTGCATCCGGATCGCCTGCACCTGGATCTCCAGCAAGCTGCGCAGATGCATGAGCATCTGGTCCTTGTTGCCCGTGCCGAGGCCGACGGCGATGGAGACGTCCATCTGCGTCGACCACGCGCGCGGGTCCATGGGAATCCAGCGGTTGCGCAGGCGGATGATGCGCGGCGCGTTCTGATGGCGGTTCACGAGCTCGAGTATCTTGCGGAAGAGGTCCTTGACCCCCGTCTCCGCGAACACGCGGGCGATCAGCTCCACCCGCTGCTGCGCGGCGGTCATGATCTGGTTGATGCCCGTAGCCGTCTTGTTGAGGCTGTCGGCATCGAGGCCCTGCATGTAGCGGCTCACGCCGGTCCGGCTTTCGCGCACGCCGTCGAGATACTCCAGCACCGGGAAGGCCTGGGCGGCGACCAGCGGCGTATCGAGCGGTAGGATGTGCCCCTGGCCCGGCAGCGCGCCGTTCTTCAGCCGCACGATGCCGCCCGGCCGCGCCGTCATCATGTCGTCGAGGTTGACCTGATCGCTGATGATGTGGCGGCCGTTGTTGCTGAGATAGAGATTGTCGAGGATCTGGCGCAGGATCGTCGATTTGATGAGCTGCAGGTCCATCACCAGGTCGGCGATCGACAGGCCGAAGAAGCGGTGCGGCATGATGATGGGGGTGAGGGAGACGAACGGCAGCGGCCCGTCCCACGGCTCGTTGTCGAGGATCTCCGGGCCGCTGCCGGCGACCGTCACCTTGCGACGTTCGGCGATGCCGTCGCCGTCCCAGTCGCAGCGGATGTAGCACTCGGTGATCCAGACCTCGCGCATGGCGCGGTTCGGCCCATCGGCGGCAGTGCGATCGTTGTCCTCGATGTTGAAGCGCTCGCGGCGCTCGCCCGTTGGGTCGTCGTCCTCAGCGCCGGGCAGGCGTTCGATCAGGCTGCGGTCATAGCCCATCTCGATCAGTTCCGAGACGGTCTTCCGCAGCCGATGGGCGACAAAGGGCGCATCCTCGATCGAGCGCGCGCGCCGCGAGATCAGAAACTCCTCCGGCGGCACGGTCATGATGCGGACGGCGCCGCTGCGCCGCCGTCGCTTGACCACGATGTCGTGATAGGTCACCGCCGCCTCGGCCGGCAGGCCGTTCGGCCCGCTGACGACCCCGATGTCCTGATATTCGCGGTGGGCGATCGGCTCGACCTCCGGATCGGCCAGGATGAGCTGTAGCTCCTCGAAGGTCTTGCGCGTGTAGCTCTCGCGGGCGGCCGTTTCGCCTTCCTCCCACCAGAGCTTGGCGATGCCGTTCTTCTGCAGCAGCGCGTCCTTGAACAGCGTATAGAGGATGAGGAATCCCGGATTGTCGCGGGTGAATATCCAGTTGACGTATTCCGTCGCCTGCTTGGCCACCTCCTCGTCCTCCGGCCCGGCTGGCTCGAAGCGGACGACCTCGTCGCCGGCGGTGAATATCTTGAGCAGTCCCGGGAGGATCCACTCGATGGTGTCCGCGACCTCCGTCGAGACCACCTTCGAGCGCCCCTCCACCTCGTTGCCGAAGGGTTCGCCGAGGTAGTAGCGCAGCGCCTTGCGCCGCTGCTCGCTGAGCTCGCCGCCGAGATGCGCGAGCGAGTCGGCGATTTCGGTCGCCAGGATGGACTTGAGTTCGGACTCTGTCATGTCTGTCATAGCAATCCTCTTGAACACGCAACGAACTGAACGCTACAGCAAGCACTCGACCCGAGGTCGCGGCAGTGCCGATGCGCCGCTCGCCCTCCCGGGCGAACGCCTCCGGATGTCGTGACCTGGTCTCGAAGGTCGGACGGAGCCGTGCGGACTCAGTTGGCATCGGCTCGGATCGAGGACTTCCCGCGCTCGGACTGATCCGCGAGAGGCGGCGTCTCGCAGGATCGAGAGCGCCTGCTCACGGTCCGCAGCATCGGTGGTGCCGAACAGCCACGCGCGACCGATCTCGTAGGTCTTCTGGGCAACCGGGACCGCGCACCGCCGGTCAGATGCAACTCCAGGAGGAGCGATGTTGGTGCGACGGGTTACCCGCGGGAACCATGAATCAGAAGGGGCCGCGCGCTCCAGGCACACGACCCCATCACATAATTTTTGCATTCTGGGACATATCGCCTATTTCTGTCAAGAACAATCTTTGCTTCGGCGAAAAAAATTCACTCGGCCGCTTGCGTAAGGCTCGGGCTCTTGTGCAGGTCCATGCGGCCGAGACGGCCGGCGGCGCGGCCGTAGCAGGCGACGAGAACGTCGAGGCCGAGGCAGACCGCCGCGAGTTCGGCTTGGTCCGCCCGCCAGGCGGATTTCGGTCGGCGACGGCCTGTGTCGAGAAAGCGCGGCATACGCCCGAAGACGGCCAGGTTCTCGGTGGCGTCGCAGATGCGCCGGCCGGCCGCCAGCAAGTGGTTCTTTCCGCGACGAAATAGGGATTCGATCTGGGCAAGATCCTCCTCCGTCAGGTCATGGCGATCGGCGTAGCCCGCCGCGAGGGCGCCGAACAGATAGCTGCAGTTCACCTGGGTCCGGCCGATCGCCCGTCCATAAAGAAATGCGTAGTAGCAGCCGGCTTCATGCTGCTCGCGGCTGACGATCCCGCGGGCCAGCATCACGCCCAGCGGGTATTCGGCCAGCGCCGGATCCCTGCCCGCCGCGAGCCGCGCGCGATGCGCCTGCAGCTCCGGCGTGCCGCGGTCGACAACCGGCCGGTCGCAATACGGTCGGCCCCGCCGTCCCTGTCCCTGCCAGCTTTGGTTGCGCTGATCACTCAT